CTGGTGTTTTCCGAGCAGGGCCTTGGCGATGGCATTCAGTTCATGCGCTATGCCGCTATGGTCAAACAGCGCACGGGCGCCAAGGTTATTTTGGAGGTGAATTTTCCGCTGCACCGGCTGGCCAAGAAATCTTTTGCCGGCGTCGATGACGTGATTTGCATGGGTGAACCAATGCCGCACGTCGATTACGCGATTTCCATGATGTCACTGCCGATGATCTTAGGGACCAATACGGCGCCTGACATTCCTTGGGTCGGCCCGTACCTCAAAGCTGATATTACGGCGCAAGCCAATTGGGCGCGGCGGCTGACAATCTTGCCGACGAATAATTTGCGCGTTGGTCTGTGCTGGTCTGGTATGAGTCGGGAAAACCAGCCGGAAGCCAAGGCGGTTGATGCCAGGCGCAGCGTCAACTTGGCGCAAATGGCTGAACTGGCCAAGGTGCCGGGCATTACCTGGGTGTCGCTGCAAAAAGGCCCGCCGGTTGAACAGGCCAAAACACCGCCGGACGGAATGACTTTAGGCATATTTACCCACCAATTGGATGATCTGTACGAAACGGCGGCACTTATTGAAAACCTGGATCTGGTGATTACCGTCGATACCGCCGTGGCGCATTTGTCGGCGGCGCTGGGCGTGCCGACATGGATGCTGTCGCGCTATGACGGCTGCTGGCGCTGGGGCACCAATGACCAGAAAACCTCGCCGTGGTATCCAGACATGCGGATATTCCGGCAGCCGACATGGGGCGATTGGGATGGCGTCATGAAAGACGTGGCGGAGGAGTTGGAGGAATTAGCAAATGCACCCGGCTGATAAATTTTCTGGAAACGATCTTTGTAATGAGCAACTTGATTTTATACGCAAGCTTAACGGAATGTGTGTGCATCGCTCAATGCGAGAACTTTATGAAATCGACCCGGATTTTAAGTTACCGGACTTTGCGGGATCAGAGGTTATTATTTTACGTTTTCCGTATCTAGCTGAAGCAGATTTTGTGTACGGTATATTTTTCAAAAACGTCCCGGATTCATTCTACTTTTTTGAACCTAACAAAGACACGCAAAGCCAATTAGCAGAAGCAACTAATGCCTCCTAAGAAAATAATCTCACACGTCGATGCTTTCCCGAAAGACCGCTTTCTTGCTTTCTGTTCTCAACTCAAAATTCTGTCCAAGGATTTTGGGCTGGTACCGTTCAAGTTGCTCGGTACGCAATCTTATATCTTGGATGAAATATGCGCTGGCTTGGATGAGGGAATTTCCACCTTTTGCATCTTGAAAGCTCGCCAGCTTGGCGCCTCGACGTTCTTTCTGGCACTTGATTTGTTCTGGGCGTTTGAACACGCCGGCCTTTCCGGTGCGCTCGCTACTCATACGGAAGCCTTGCGCGATCAGTTCCGCGCCATGATCGAGGTTTATTTGTCGCATTTGCCGAAAGGCTACAAGGTCGGTTATTCCCGTCATAACCGGACCATGCTGATTATGAAAAACACCAGCATGTTTTCTTATTTGGTGGCCGGCACAAAAGAGACATCCAAGAATGGTCTGGGTCGCGGCGGTGCGTATAATTTTCTGCACGCTTCGGAAGTCGCGTTCTGGGGGTCGCCGGATGACATCGCAAATTTGCGCTCGGCTCTTTCCACGCATTACTCACATCGGCTGCAAATCTATGAAAGCACCGCCAACGGCTTCAATCACTTTGCCGATATGTGTGAGAGTGCGCAGGAAAGTCCAAGCCAGAAGTTTATATTTGTCGGCTGGTGGCGCAATGAACTTTACCGATACGAAAAGACCCATCCGTATTTTGATATGTATTGGGATGGCCGGCTAACGGTCATGGAGAAAAAACGCATTGCCGAAGTCAAGAAGCAATACGACTACGACATAACGCCGGAACAGATTGCATGGGTGCGCTGGAAACTCAACGATGAGTTCGGCGGTGACCAATCGGCATTCGATCAGGAGTTTCCATGGTTGGCAACCGATGCCTTTGTGGCGACGGGGAGCAAATTCTTTTCCAATGAAAGCCTGACCGACGCCATGCGAATGGCGCACCGTGTTATGTTCCAGCCGTTCCGTTATGCACTGTCGCAAAACTGGTCTGATACGGGCGTGATTGCTGTCAAGGATGCGCGGGCTGAGTTGCGGATATGGCAGGATGCCGAACCAAACGGCTATTATACAATCGGCTGCGATCCGGCTTACGGGTCGTCAGATAAAAATGATCGGACGGTGATCTGTGTTCTACGCTGTTACGCTGATCGTGCTGTGCAAGTTGCTGAATATTGCTCGCCGTCGATTTCTACTTACCAGTGTGCTTGGGTGCTTGCTCATTTGGCTGGTTATTATCGAAACTGTAAGGTCAATCTTGAAATAACCGGCCCCGGCACCGCTGTATTCGATCAACTTTTATCGTTGCAGCGTGAGATTGCGACGATGCCCAAGAGTGACGAAAGCGGCGAAATAAGAAACTGTCTGGGCAACATGGCACATTATCTGTATCGCCGGCCCGATAGCATGTCGGGCAATATGGCGATGCAGTGGCGCACCACACGCGACACCAAGCATGTTGCCATGAACACTTTCAAGGACATGGTAGAGTTACGCCGCTGCACGATATTGTCGCTGCCGTGCCTTGAGGAAATGAAATCAATCACGGTCGATGACGGTGTGATCGAGGCCAAGGGTTCCGGCAAGGATGATCGGGTCATGGCGGCGGCGCTGGCCTGTATTGCGTGGCGCCAGCAGGTGCAGCAACGAATGCAGGCGGAGGGCCTGACCTATCAGGAAGTTCACAATCGAGAGGATAAAGGCCCGGTGCCTAAGATACAAAAGCGGGTGCTGGATTATCTCAAAACCAGCAATATACGGATTGGCTGAAACATGATAATCAGGTCGTGGCTTTGCCAAAACAAGCGTTGCGGGGTTGAGTTTGACGCGACAACCAATCATCCGGCCTGCACTAAATGCGGCTGTGTTCGCACCCAATGGGTGCCTAAGCCGGTGGCCGTTCGCTCATCCGGCACATCCCAGGTGGATCGGGTCGTGCGTGGATTGGCCGATGATTTTAAGATGACAAACCTGCCAAAAACCGAACGTGGCCAGGCTGCCAAGGGACAGCGCCAGGTGGCGAATGCCCCGATGGGCACCCTTAATGGTCGGCAAGTGCCCCTGGATCGGGTGTCAACCTTCAAGACAGGGGCCAAGGTTGGTGGTAGTTATGGAGCAACAGTTGGCGGTAATACCGCGCCGCTAAAATCCATGACTTCGATTGTGGCCAAGCACGAATGATTATCTCCCGCATTAAGGATGACCGCGACAAAACCGTGTCCTGGATTGTCAATACCTGCTTTGGCAGCCTTGATGATCGCCGCGCCCTCTATGACCGGCGCAAACGGTTTTTTCTGTTTGGCTCTTACTCTGACATGACGGTGCGCTACAATCGGCTGCGCGCTCACATGGACCTGGTGGCCAGCTTTTTATATGCGGCAGACGGTGCCAAGTTCTCCGTGTCGGCGCCACGCAATTCCGAGGATGTCGTTGTCAAGCAATTCATGTCCATTCAGGACAGTTGGAACGATGATTTTAGGGACAGCGGCATTGCCTACCAATACAGCGATACGCTGCTCTGGTCGCTGGTATTCGACAGCATGTTTATCAAAATGGGCTGGAACTCTGAGAAAGACGAATTGTTTGCGCAGATTGTGCCGCCATATCACTTCGGCGTATTCCGCGACGACATTCCCGACTTGGACAGCCAAGAAGCGTTCTGCCACCGCTACTCAATCGACTATGACAACGCCGTGCAGCGGCTGGTGCGCGCTGGACGCTCATCCGATATTCCGAAACTGAGCATTCAATCGCAAGTCGATGAAAACAATCTGCCGCCAATTCTAGCGAATCTGATTATCAATGCGACGGGCGGCCCTAATTTGTCTGGCAACATTCTTGGCCAAGCTAATTTGGACTATGAACCCACAGCGACTTATGAGGCGAAGGTTGACGCGCCGGTTGTCGATATTACCGAATGTTATGTGTGGGACGATGATACCGAGGATTATATTTTATTTGAAATGATTTCGCCCGACATCGTGATTTCCGATAGCCGCGAAGTTGTCGATGCCATGCGCAAGGCAAAATCCAACGGCGAAAAGCTGATGCCAAAAACATCGGCCAATTTGTATTTGCCGGGCGAGCATCCGTTTGTGCATTTGTGCCCCTACAAGATGTTCAATTATTTCTGGGGCGAGGCTGCGATTGACAAACTTATCAATCTGCAAAAATGGACGAATGAACGGCTCGATCAAATAGCGGATATTCTCGACCGCCAAGCCGATCCGGCCAAGGTGTTCTCAGGATTCATGGGGTTGTCGGATGAAAAAGCGGGAGCGTTGGGAGGCCCTGGCACATGGGTTATGGATCAATTACCGAACGCACAGGTTAAAGAATTGGTCCCCGAAATGCCGCAGGACCTTTTTGCGGAAGTTACCGCTATCGGGCAAATTTTCTTGGAAGCCTCTGGTCTTACTGAAACAACTACAGGACATGGCGAGCAGGGCGTCCGCTCGAAAGGCCACGCCAAGCAACTAGCCACCACCGGCTCCGCGCGCATTAAAAAGGTTGCCGTCGCGCAAGAGGAACCGCTGGCCAAGATCGGCCATCTTGGCGTCAAGTTGATGATGAAAAACGATGACACGGTGATAACTGGCGACAACAAAATGAAATTTGTGGCGGCGCAGGCCGGCGACCGTTGGCATATTCGTATCGCGGGCCATTCACACTCGCCGCTGTTCAGCGATGAGGCCAAGGAAACTGCTGTGCTGCTGTTGAAGGCGCAGGCCATCGACGGCGAAATGCTAATTCGCTTGCTCAACCCGCCAAACGCCGATAACCTCATCCACGCACTCAAGGAGCGTCTAGCAAAGGCGCCAAAATCCCCGCCGGTAGGGCCTGCCGGTGCGAAAGGAAAGTCAAAGGCACATGAAGCGCGGTCGCAAACACCGTCGTAGCCGCCGGAAGTAGTCCGGCGCACGGCAGGGGACGGAACCTCCCCCAAACGAAAACCCCGGTTGCGGATTGGCGCCGGGGTTTTTGCTTGCAAGGCCGATTGACAGCGTTTTGAAATGCTACTAATCCTTGAGGTACTTGGCGGGCAAAGCACTAGGGCTAGATTTAGACGCGCAACTTAGGGTCAGGCAATTTGCCCGGACCAATGCCTGCAATGAATGCGCCGGGGGGCGGTCCTGCGTCACCCCCTCCGTCCATGCCCGGCTCGCCCGCCGGGGGTCCATCCGGGCCGGGGGCGACACCAGCCGTTTCTCCCGGTCCGGGGACCGGCAATCAAGCTGCCGCATCGGCGCGCGTTCAAGCCATTATGCCGCTGATCCGAATGGCTATGATGGCGTTTCCCATCGGCAGCAAAGAAGAAAAGTCTCTGGCCCGCGCGCTATCCTCGCTCACACCAATTTTTGCGAAAGCTCAAGACGATGCGCTGGTTCCAGCCGCTGTCGTTGACATCGCACAGCAAGCTAAAAATCGCGGCCCCATGTCGGTAGCGCCTCCCCCCGGCATTCAACCAGCGATGCCGGGAGGCCCCGGAGGGCCAGCCCCAGGCGCTCCCCCTACAATGCCACCCAGCGAGGAAGGACCGTAACCATGAGCGACCAGAATTATCTCAAGCCGAAAGTGTCCACCGGCAATATGGACACGAAGCTGAAAAAGCGCGGCATGTTCATCGGCAATTCCGCCTATCCGCAACTCGGCGGGTTTTCATCGGCTGCCAAGCTCGGCAAGGGCGAAAACATGGCGCTCGAAAAGGGCGGACCGTCGGCAGTCAAGGGTAGGCCGATCTAATGGCCGAACTTTCCAAAGAGGTTCTGGCGGAAATTGGACAGCTTGCGCTCAAGCTGCGTCATAACCCAAAGACCAAGCGCGAGTTCACCAAACTTGTGAAGCAGGTTGCGCCGGAGATTTCTTTCCCCGATGCCGATGTTGAGGACTTGCGCGAGGAATTTAATGCCCAGCGCGAAAAGGATAAAGAAGATCGGGCCAATGAACAGTTGCGCCAGGCATTGGCTGACAGCCGCGCGAAAATCGCGGCCAACTATGACGAAAACCAAATCAAGGAAATCGAGGATGTGATGGTCAAGAAGGGCCTCGCCTCCTACGAGGATGCCGCCGTGCTGTACGCACACCAGCAGCCGGTGGTTAGGCCCGACCCGCTCCGTCCGCAGGTGTCGTTAGAACTGCCGACAGACGACAACTGGCTCAAGAACCCCAAAAAGATGGCACTCAATTCCGCGTATGATGTCATCCAGGAATTTCAACGCAAACGCGCTTAAGGAGCTAATCAGTGCCCATTTTAGGTCAAGGCATTCTGCCCCCAGCGGGCACTATAGCCACCGAATTGACAAGCGTGGTGCGCCGCGCCTTCATCAACAAAGTTTTCGTGCAGATTTACCAGTCCACACCATTGATGCTGGCATTCTTGGCCAACAATCAAATGGCCAGTGGCGGTGT